CGCTCCTGCATCATAGAAGATATTAACATCAGCAGATGTAGTGTTCTTGTCTTCTATAGATTGCTGTAGAAATTCTACTGCCTCGCTATTAGCGACTGATAGGTACGCACTGGCTTCGTTGGCTGATGTTTCGATCTGGTCAACACTGGTGTTGTATGTGTCTACATCTTCCTGCGTGATTGTTAGCATATCTTGATTCTCAGCAACAAAGATTTGCACCTCTTCTTCTTGTTTGGGGGTGCTTGCTGATTCTGCCTTTTCTGCAACCTGCTGAACTGCGATCATATCCACCACCACTTCTGTGAATGTCTGAATGTGAGTCTCCATATCTGCTAGGGAATCCATCGCCATATTCTCCAACACCTCTTTGACTGGTGCACCATATGATTGATAGGTAGACATATTGGACAAAGCAGAATTATAGGCATCAACCTGCGCTGATGTAATGTGTGCCGTACTGGATAGCGTACCATTAGATAAACCGCCACCAGTGTGCGCGTAATCAGTAGCCGCGCCAACTAGCCTAACGCCAGTATCAATTTGATTAACAATAGCAGAACTGCTGTCAATCAGGTTATCTAGCTCATTGCTTTGTGCTACGGAACTTATCGCTAATAGAAATGCTATCTTCTTCCACATCTTCGCTCACCTTACCTATCTGGAGAATGCCGTTGTAATATTTCCGATTCTTTCTGTAATCAGGAATATATAGTTCTGGGTTCTGCTTTATTAGCATCAACCCCCGCTTCCCCGCTACTAATCTCCCATTGTTTATAAAAGGGCATGGACTTCCTGCAAGCAACATCGATTTATAAACTTCTTCACTCTGGCAAAGCATCGAAACTGCCGCCACCTTCAACCCAAGAGAAGAGAGCATTCGAGAATACTTTAGCCTAGTGCAGTCTACATCTAAGGTGTAACCGCCTGAACTGAACCCAATAGCAACTGTCTGCACTGAACCCGCTGTACCTTTCAAGCAAGTGTCAGAGCCGTTAGACATAAAGGTTGGGCTTATTGCAGAGCCTACTGGGATTTCGCTTGCCGCACCCGCTCCGTTGTAGGTATTTTCTGTGGTGCTACTTGTATCGGTAGTGGTGTTGTTAGAGTTTGCCGTGCTATTCTCACCATGATAGTTATTCAGACTACCCTGCTCATTAGCTAAAACTACTGATGAAAGTAGCCATAGAATAGCAAGGCGTTTCACTTGCGGTCATTCTCCATCCATGTTTTCATCTGCATAATATTTTCATCCATTCTAGCAATTGTAACCTGTAGCTCACGCTGTGTGGCATCAAGCCTTTCAACCCTAGTGTCGATTTTTACTATATCTTTAGCGTTCTGGCTAACGCCAACCTCGACTTCGGTAAACGCGCCCATAACACTTACTGCCTGTATTATTAATAATAAGAACAAAGTTATAGGTACGTTTCTGCTTAAGTGCCAATCTTCCATTTCTGCGCTCCAGTTATTCGCTAGGGTAAGCCGCTTCTCTTGCCGCGATCACTTCTTCTGTATGTACAATAGCACAAATAGATTGCACTTCTGCTGATTCTACAGAATAATCTGCACCCGCATCTATTGTGTGTCGGTGAAAAGAATTGCTTATTTCTTGACCATCTTCAACAACACTAGTTTTTGTTCTAACTTGCACGGTTTTAAATTCGCCAACAATTTCAATTTTATCTTGTGTTACTACTTTTTCTAAACTCATTTTTTTACCTTTCCGTTTTTAGTTCCACTAAAAATAATCAAGAATCTGTTAAATAGGAGCATTGAAATACCATTTTACCTGTTGCTGTAGTTAAAATATTAACAGAAGCAACAATGAATGTTCCTCTGCCTTGCCTAAATTCTACTGCGCTATCAGAGTTGTTTGTTATTCCACTAGCCATGCCTGTAAAACCTGAAAAAATAGTTGAGTCAGTAACAATACAGGGATATTTTCCATTTGGCTGAAAAGGCAATCCACCTAAAATTAAAGAACCACTTGTAGCACCATTGGTATTAATAAAAACTATCTCTGCTGTAACATTAACCTGATTACCAATCTTTGCATATTTGGCACTAACGATAACTAATGGGAAAGAATTACCGCATGTAAGAGTTGGAGTCCAAGTGCCCTGCTCAGGTTCAAACTTATTAGTATCTGTGCCAAAATAAATTCCGCTAGATAAATATAAGTCCTTAAATCTTGAATCTGTTTTGCCTAAATTTACAAAACCATCCCTGTTGCCGCCTGATATGCCGGCAGGAAAGATATCACCTGCTCGAAACGCACTTTGGATAGCTATAGAAGTACTGCCTGAACCAAAAAATGCTGTTGGTTGAGAAACATTAATGCCGCCTAAATACGCAACAGGCGTACCATTCGCTTTACATCTGATGTGATGCCTTGCTTGGTCAATAGAACTGTCTGTATTTAGAAATCCCTCTTGGTAGTTGCCAGTGGGGATTCCTTGCATTTCAATTTGTTTATTAAAATGTATTCTAGTATTTCTAAATTCAGCAATATCAATATTATTATGCGTTCTTATAGTTATATCGTCAGAAGACCAAAGCAAGCTAATCCACCCTGCTTGGCTACCAGTTGCATTCATTTTAAAATAATTATTACCTGAACCAATCTCAAAGTCGTTGAAATGATTTAATTTTATTGGAAAATTATTTACTTGTTCGCCAATCATTTTATATGCTTGGGGCAAAGCATCTTGCACATTTGTCGCGGTGAAAGGTGAAGTTGGATTATAAGTAACAGTAGCCGCAGGGTTCACTACTGATATTTCAGTCTGCTCGCCTGTAAGGTTGATGCTAGTAGTATTTCCAGAAACGGATATATTAGAAACATCTTCTGTAACTGTTACTTTTAAAGTCATTATCGCGTTACCTGTCTAGTTACAGTAGCTTTACCCTGAATAATTCTTTTAACTTCATCAGTAGATGTTTTGTAAATTTCTACATCGTAAAAGTAACTGCCTTCACCTAGCTCACTATTTCCATTATTGGCGGTTACATCATGCGCCAACTTAATAACTAAATTTCCGTTCGCATCAAAAGTAGTGCCTGAAAAGTCAAACGCCCAGTGCTGTGCGGTATCCATAGATTCACGCAAATGACCACGCGCAAGCCAACCTGTAAGGTTCTTATTAGAGCCATCTTCTTTAATGTTCAGTGTAAGGCTAAAATCTGAACCCTGATCTATTGTAAGATTGTATTTTGCCGCGCTCATTTTAATCCTCGCCATCTGGTGCTGTTGGAGGTAGTGGTTTATCTTTATCCACTACGCCAGTGATTTTATATTCTGTGTCTGTTTTATCTAACGCATAGAAATATTGTATCAGATTGTCGTTTGCTTGTTGTGCTATTCGTAATTCTATCATAGCAGAATTAGCTTCGTCTTTCGTGTTGTGACGGCTAACAACAATTTCTTCTGAATATGGGTCATCTTCTATTTGAGACTCATAACCTATTATAATCATATTGATTGCTCTCCAACCATTCTGCTCTGCATCAAAACCTTACTAGGCTTAGTTGTTAAGGTATCACCAAAAGCTAAGTGTTTAACTCTTAATCTGCATTCATAAGTAATATTCTCAGCGCCAAGATACACCTCACTAGTTATCTGCAAATGATGTGTATAAGGGACAGTTCTATAGCTTATTTTTTGTGCATCAACTACCGCCCAATCTCCTGATGATGTAGCTCCAAATGGATGATGGTAAACCTGAGCATTGCCGCTAGTTGGAACGATTTGCCCGCCTGACGTGCTTACGTCTACGTAAGTTTTTTCTTGTAATTCTTTAAGGCTAAAGTTATCAAAGACTGAATACTGTCCGTTTGTTGCAGAGGTAGCTTCACCCATAACATAAACAGTAGTAGTGGTAGCAATAAAATCTTTAGTGTGGGTTTGGTTGCCAGAACTAGCCGAAAAAACAGATGAAGAATCAAAAGCATCTGCAACACTACTGCTTGTCGAAAGGTGAAACTGTGAAGGTGACGTACCAGAATTTGTGTATGTTAACCCGCTAAACCTGTATTTCTTGCCCACCTCAACTGTTACTGCCTGATAAAAATATGCTTCGTCTGCGTTAGAGTCTTGAGCTATAGAGGCTGATGAGCCAAAATATGATGAAAGACTGCCGCCAGAACCTACCCAATTAGATATTCCAGAGAAAGATGGGTTTTGTACTAACTCAGCTTGCTCGACATTTTGCCTGAAATGTAAGTTTCTATAAACCCTATATGAACTAAGAGCGCCAACACTGCCACAACCAAAGCGATTAACTACGTTGCCATTGAACTCAATTCTCTGAAATCCACTTACAGGGAAACTGTTGTGATAACCTATGCCAATCCCTCTATAGCTTGGTGTATCTGGAACTTTAATTTCTGTCTGCAACTCGACAGATGGACTTACTACTCCGCTTGTACCTGTTACTAATTGTGCATTGTACTCAATCTTAATGTGTCTGCCTTTAACCAAATCTAATTCAGTTGATGGAAAGTCAAACTCGTGAACAACAGTAAAAGAATTAAACCCTACAGTCGTATCATCGAAAAAGTTGTAATATTCTTCTTCTGTTGCACCTGTAAACTTGTTAGCCTGAATAGAATCTGTCTTGATGTGCTTACTCTCAAGAGTGCCATCTACAACTAGATTGCCGCTTACATACGCTTGCTTTGCATAAAAAGGCATTTTGCGGACTCCTAATATTCGTTAATTAATGTAATTTTGTATGGGCGGTGATAGGTTGCAGAGCCAGTTGCCCATGTAGCTGTAACAGAAATATTGTATTGCTCATAGTGGTACTCATTCGGATAAATACTTGTATTTGGAGAAGAGTAAAACCTAAATCTTGTTCCAGCCATGTCGGTTGATGTACTACTATTTGTTGGAGAAGTTATAATATTCTGATAATGCGAATTTACAAAATTTGTAATATTATAAGTCCAAGTAATTGGAATACCCTGAAATGCATCAAAATCTAGCCAAAAATACATTCCGAGTTCGGCAAGTACAGGATTTTGTGGGTCGCCCAAATATCCAATCGTTTGAGAGGCTGAACGGTCAATTTTAGTCTGTATTTCAGGTTTAAATACATATTCTTTTGAGTCAGATATAGTGCCATTTAGAGTCGTGTATACTATTATTGTATCACCATCGGCTACATTAAAACCAAATCTATTCCTAAATTCACTTTCAGTTGGTGAGTTTAGGTTGTTACTTTCATAATAATATATTGAATTACCCTGCTTAGGTTGTTGTAGCATTGTGGCATTGGCTGATACTATATATTCGCTTTTTTTACCCGCAGTTGATACAGAAGCAACCTGAATGAAAAAAACTAGACCCGATACTAAACCTGCGTCTCTTCTATTTAAAACAATATATTTATTGACTGTGGTCATTGTGAATACTACTTGACGAGCTATAACGTCATAGACATTAATTTCAAAATGTTCCAACTGATTGGTACTAGGATGGTCAAATTCAATAATCAATGCGGCTTGCGGATTATTTGCATCATCAACAAAAATAGTTTCTGTTGTAACTAGATTTGTCGGGGCGGCTACAAACCCATCCCAGACATTTATCAAATCGTCTGCCGTGTAATCAATAGCATCGCTTGCTTGCCAGTTATATATAGCTTGTACTACTTCTTTACCAGTTATCTCAACAGTAATTCCAGTTTCAATGTTATTCTGAATTATGTAATCTGTAATCTCAAATTCTTTTTCAAGACCGCTTGTAAATCCAAGCAATTGATTTGAAAACTGTATAACATCGCCAACCTTATACGCCAATGCTTTCATATTTGCGGTGAATGTTACAGTTGCTTGCATCCTCGATCTTAGCATCATCAATCGCGCTAATCGCTGTGCATCTCCTACGTTTGTTGTAAGCGGTAGGTTGTAATCTAAATACAAGGTTTCGCCATCTTTATCATCATATGTTAAACCATCTGCATCTACACTACTATATTGCACTGGATAATCTGTTACCACATAGCCATCATGAAGGCTGTTGAATTTTCCCTTAACCCTATTATAGGAATCTGCTCTGCCCTGCTTTGCTGAATAGTTGATAGCACCGACAATCATGCTTTCATCTACAATTTGGCTGTGAGGCGTTTGGTAGGCGTATGGCTTTATATAATACTTGCCATTGCTATAGATTAACTTGCCATTCATTGAGCTAAGTATTTGCTTTATGTTTTCTCTGTGGCTTTTATCAGCAAATATAGAGCCATTACAGGTGTATCTTTTTCTGCCCGCACCATTAGAATCTACAACACTCTGCTCACAAAGATCAATTGCATCTCTTAATGATTGTTGGTCAAAAGAATTAAGAGACTCACCAAGCCCAAGTTTAGAGTCAAGCATATAATCTAAAAGGCACAAAGCAGAATTATTATCATATTGCCAAGTAGAAGAGTTAGCTAATCTGTGTGTAGAAACGCTAAGACTTGGTTTATATAAAATTGAACCAGATGTTGAGTCTTTTCTTGGGTCATATATCCTGCGACCTTCTATTTCAGCGGTAACAGATGGGAAGCCATTAGGAAAAGATGTTGAGTTATACCTAAGAAATATATATGAATATGCACAACCAGAAAAAAAGTGGAATCCATCCCAGTAAGATGGTTTTTTTGATATCAAAAAAGAGTCAGTTAAATTTTGACTGCCTGTCAATCCTGTAAAACTTTCAGCTACAAAATTGCCGGCAAAGTATCCAAATGGTAAATTATTACTTACCGCAACATCAATACCATCAAGAAAAATAGTGTTAACAGCGTTACAACCCTCAGCCCATACGATAGCAAATTGGGTCTCTCCTGTTTCTTCTGATACACGCCAAACAATATTTCCGCCAACAACAGCTGTCCCGTATACTAACCGTCTAGGGGCGGTTGAACTTACTGTGCTTTCTTGAGCAAATTCAACCGATTCAATTGTGTTTTTTACAAATGCGTTAGTTGAGTTTGTTTCTTGTACAGAATCAATAATATAATCATAGGATTCTTTACTAGCCTCTGCCCCAGAAATGCCTAGAGCATTAAACTTTCTATTGAAAATATTGCTTGTTTTGAAAATACTCATTACACGCCCCAAGTATAAAATGCTTTAGATGTTGCGTTAACATACTGAAAACTTTTATCTGTAGGGGAATCAAGTTTCTGGTCTGCATCGCTATATCTTCGGTTACTGGCTTGTGACAATCTGATGAACTTATGCTCTGCTGATATTGTTACCAATAAAGAATCGCCATCTTGCACAAAAGTTAGCTTGTCATTAAACCCTTCAAAATAAACAATAGGTTCTAGAGCGTTTCCGTTGCTTGGGTCTATAGCTCCTAAGTAAACAGTTAAAGGTTTACCCTGATAATCTAAATCACGCAAGGCGGGTATTGTTGTGCTGTCTGCTAGTATCTGAATCTGCAAGCCGTTAGCCGCTAGATCGCTAGTTTCACTTGTGCCGCTTATCCCTAACAGTTCGCCCATGCCCGTAAACGTCTGGCTTGCACCCTTCACGGTGATTGATTTATCACTGTAGCCAGTCCACATTCTATCAATGACATCTTGAGCGGGACTGCTTGCATTTGGTAGGGTCAATTCAACAGCAAAATAAACTTGCAATTCATTACTTATAAACTGCGCTAGTGTGCTTGCATTAATGTCTCTAGCCATCAATAGCCTCTATACAGGTAAAGCTAAACCCATAATTAAGTGAGTTACTTATACCCCAAGAAACATCATCAGATGCCATTCTAAAAGTGCCGCAGGGGTTTGTGAAATCTAGAACAGCATTATCTAATGGCACTTCTCTTAATGGCGGCTGTACGCCAATTGTTCTATTACCTGTTTGATATGCAGGGGCTGATGCCATATGCAGTCTATCATTTAAACCGAACATCCGACCGAGGCTTATTGATGCTGTGTTTGTTATGTTTAGAGTCTCGCTACCTATTGCCTGATTAGAGCCATTTACTGTGCAAGTTGTAACTTCATAGCTATGATAGCTATTTCCTGAACCAATCATGGGTAGTAAAAAAGAGTTCTTTCTACCCTTTCTATTAACAAAAAAAGCCTGAACTTCTAAAGCAGTGCTATTATCTAAAGGCTTTAGCGAAACATCAACTTCCCATCTCATGCCGCCAAAGCTCTGCACTTGTTGCTGAAGTGTATAGGGTGACTGGCTAACAGCATTAGCTGTGACCATGCGTATACTCATGCTTTCAATTAGGTGCGGGTTCAGCTTTAAGAATGTACTAGCCATTTATCTACCTACTAACTGTGATGCGAATGAACCGCCTCTACGTTTGGCATTCAGAACAGCTTGCTTAGAGGCTTCTTGAATTTGAGGCAGTAAATTAGCAATCTCTGCTCTCACTGTTGATTGTACACCAGTAGTCACATTGATGGTTTGATTAATTACTACGCCCTGACTTTGACCTTTAGTGTGATCAATAACTGTTTCATTAGGGTGAAGCATAGCAGGGAAACCGCCTTTTCCATCCATTCCCCCTGCTCTAGCACCGCCACCAGTAAAACCACCGCCATCATAGCTTGATCTTTGTGCATAAGGTACATATTGACCACCGCTAGATGGAAAATACTGATCAGCCATGCTTGTGTTTGCAGTATTTCTAAGGGATGCCAATTGCCCCTGTAGATCAGCAATCTCTCGCCTTGTATCTGCAACACCTTGTGCAAATGGGTTTCTTAGCTGTGTACCATTGAATAATCCAATAATCTGATTAAATACATTTATAGTATTACCTAAAGTGAGATTAAGTGAACTTTTGACAAACCATTCCATCTTAGCTAACTCTAGCCTTACGCTAGTTATTGAAGATTGAAAGTTCAAGAATACATTTTGCACCGACTCAAAAGAATCAATAAGAAACCGCGCTACCTTTACGCCTACATTGCCCGCTTCGTTTTGTTTCTTGATAAACTTAACAAATCGGTTAGACAAATCTTCAATGATAGGTGCAAACTCGACTGTCATAGCCTGTACAACACCCATAATCGCTGTCTTAGCCTTAGTAAACGCATCATTGGCATCTTCTATAGCCTTAGCATCAACAGAGTTTAGCGTAATCCCTAAGTCCTTAGCTTCACTTGCCATATCTCTCAAGCCAAATGAACCCTGCTCTAAAGTATTAACAAGCGCAACACCCTCAGAATCAAACAGCTTCATAGCTAGCCGAACACGATCTGACTGGGTAGCAACTCCCTGCATAGAATCGGCAACCATACCCATCTGCACATCTAGCGGCTGTTTGATTAAAGATTCAGCATCTAAGCCTAGTTCTTTAAGCGCATTGACCGCCTCACCTGTTCCTAGTGCCGCTTCACTTGCTCTACGAGTAAAACGCTGTAAAGCCATATCCATCGTCTCTGTGGATACGCCTGTCAGTTCTGCCGCATACCTTAGACCAGATAGTGCCTCTGTCGTGATGCCGATCTTAGAGGCTGTCTTGGCTAGGCTATCACCCGCTCGCAAACTGTTTGCTATTAGCGCGCCAAACCCTGCCGCACCAACTAAACCAACAATAGCCGTCTTAGCGTTAGCAACTGCACCGCCTACTTTCTTAAGTCCTGCGGTAGCAGATGAAAAGGCTTTTTTAGTTTTATCAAAAGCCTTAATCGTGATATTTAGTTTTTGGTTAGCCATCGGAATCCTTTAGTATTTCAAAATATGCCATCCACTCTCGATATTCTGAAAGGCTTATTTGCTCTACTTCTTCTATAGTCTTGGAAAGCCGATCAGCCAAAGATATAAGATTCAATCTATGGTGATCGGTTTTTAGTTTTTTACTAAATCTTCCTCAGACTCTAAGTCAGCAAACATCTGATTAGCGATATCAGATATGACATCTGTATTCTCGCCCATCAATTCCATTCTATCGTCTGCCGCAGTAAACAGCCTTTCACCACTTTGATCTTCTGCTTTCATTATAATCAGATCAACCATAGCGGCTATCGTAGTGTTGTTTAAGAAGTTAGGGTGCTTCTTCTGTAGTTGGTTCATGTCGTAACAAGTAATCGGTCTACAATACAACTTGAACGCTCCAGAATCGTCACCCCACTTAGGTACGTCAACTTCTCTTACCTTAACTTCTCTGCGCGTACGCAATTCTTTTGCTAGTCCCATAGTTTTTAACCCCCGTTATTAAGCGGCAGACTCGATAATATCGCCATTAGCCTGAATCTCAAAAGATGCTTCAACCATACCATCAAAAGAAACACTGATAGACTTATTTGTAACAAAGCCCACACCAGTGTATTTTTTGCCAGTACCCACACCATTAGGGTAGATTTCAAATTCAATTGCAGATGAAACATCAAGATCATCTTGTGCCGCATCTGTAGAATCCCAGTAGCATTCTAAGCTAACACTGCCTGTCTTCTGTGTTGCTAAGTATGATCTGCTAGTTGAACCCATAGAAGTAGAATCTACAGTACCCGCTTCTTCATTAATTGTGAAAGAACGCACTTCTGCTACTGTTGCAGATGTGTCTGCATTAGTACCATCATTCGATGCCTTACCATCAGTATCAGTGACTAGTTTTACAATTCCGCTATTACCTGTTGCAATTGCCATGTTTATAACCTCATAAAGTTAAAGTGTACCGCGCTGATACTTATACAGTACACGCAGAGTTAAAATTACACCGCCAATCGGTGCTATAGAACCTTCGTCTGTCTCAATGCTAACAATCTGTGTGTCTAAGGCTACACCGCCTCTTGTTCTGTCTGCATCAAGACTTTCTTCAACAGCCTCTATGATGTTATTTCTGGCAGTGTCTATCTCTTTGCCTTTCACATAACATACAAGCTGATAGTTAATCGTTGCCATTCTGTTTGAAAGTGAGCCACCAACAGTATCATCATTTCTGTCTTCGTCTGCACTCTGCACAAGTATAGCAGGGAATTGAGCGTTCGATAGCTTCTCAAAGTCAAACGGCTCTCTGGTTACATACTGAACCTTAACAGGCTGTCTAATACCCTCTAAGGTTTCTACTAAGTGAACCGCTATGTCTTCTCTAATGCTCATTTAATATTCCTAAAAAATATATCGCCGAGTTTCTTTTCTTCTTTTCTATTAAAGCCAAAGAATGGTCTTAGCTTATTATTACCCGCCGCCTTTTTAGCTTCTACGGCTCTAGTGAAAAAGATAGTAGCCTTTTTTCTATCTGCCTTACTGGTCATCGCGCCAAGCATCTTGCCACTAAACTCAAGATTCGGTCTATTGGTGCGACCTCTGAATCCTCTAAACCTTGCGTACTTAGCCGAATACTTTGTAAATTTACCGCCCTTAAAGCCAACACTGCGCGCTGTTCTGCGCTCTATAATGTTGATTCCTTCTTGGGCTGTAATAGATAAAGCTCGCTTTACCGCTTGATTGATATCCTTTCCCGCCTTTCGCAGTCTTTTCTCTACTTGCTTGGCGTTGCTACCAATCTCAACACTAACATTGACTTTAGTCTGTTTCTTTTTTTTATCTTTGCCAAGAACAGATGCACCAATCCTAGCGATTATTGGTAAAGCCATTATCTACTCAATCTACCGCTGTGAATAGACTTCTTTTCTATTTCAGATACAGTACCATCATTATCTGTATCATATTCAATTCCATCACGTAAAATGGATTCAAATTCTTCTCCATAGCGTGATTTATAAAATGTAATCATATTTTGGAATCTATCGCCATCTACCCAGTTAGTTAACTGAGGAAGCGCATATCTCCATAAAACAAGATAAGCTGAACATCTAGTAAACTGTGCATTAGTTAGTAATGCGCTGTTTAACTCGCCATCTAAACCTTTTTTATCCCACCATTCAATTCTTAAATTGCGAATAATATCATTAGTCGCTTTATCGTGTTCATCGCTGAATGTATCAATGCCTAATTGTAGAATGTCAGGCACTAGGTTTTGTAAATCTTTATCTTCTGAAAATGCCATTACCATTTCACCTTATCTGCCCAGTAAGCCCCAGACATTTTGCCTTTGGCTATATTCTTTGCATGGCGCGCTTTAAATGAAGCCCGCTTTGCTTTGTCTGCCGCTGATTCATTTTTTCTAGGTGGCTTGGTATCTGCACCCTGTTGTCCGAATCTAATCAGCTTAATCTTATCTCCCTCTTTGGCTAATACGGCATGAGACTTAGTCGCATGACCAGATGTTCTTTTAGGCTTATTATAGCCGCTGAACCTTTCGCCTCTGTATGTAATCGCCATATTAACCTCAGAAAAAAGAATAGCCCCCACCGAAGCAGGGGCGCACTTCAAAACTTAAAGTGTTTTCTTAGAACATAGACGAACAGCAAAAGTATCGTCTAATACTGTAGAACCATAAACAGCACTTGCAACCAGTTCGTTTGCTCTCATAGAGGCATCACGCTGAGTTTCAAGGTTGAATGTTGATTTCATTGCGATAGCTAAACCTTCCGCAGTGAAGATACAACCAGCCGCTTGGTCAGCAGTGTCAGCCGCAGTGCTAGTACCACCAGCCGCGTCATCATCACCAAGATCAGTATAATCTACTGGTACATTTGAAGACTCATAGAACTGAACACCAGCTAGGTTACCAATATAGCCTGAGCGTAATGCTTCGTTACCGACATCAGATTGACCATTAACAAAGCTATTTGTTAAAGCCGCTTTGATTGCATATGCTTGGTTAGGGTGTAGAACGCCAAACATTTGACCGCGAGCCGCATTTTCTTTTAGCTTTGCAACAGCCGCGAAGATATGTGCAACAGTCAAAGCCGCACCAACACTACCAACTTGTGGTAAGGCTTCATCTTTAAAGTGTGCCATCAAATCTGTGTCAATTTTAGTTGCAATAGAGTTACCTAGAACAGTACCAACTTCTTGAGCAGGGTTTCCCGCGCCTTCGAGAGCAAGATCAGTCAAAGTTACCATTGCGCCAATTTCACTAACAGTAATATTAGTAGTGCCAGTGCTAGTAGCTTGGTTAGTCAGATCGGTTGCTTCTGCAACTGCGCCAGCAACTAATTTACCATATTTAGGGATTTGTACAGTTTTACCTGATTGTCCCGCAATATTGTACTGAGTTACCAATCCCAACATTAGGGATTCTTCTTCAGCGGTGAATCGTGCCTGTGCAACAATATTAGTGAACAGATCGTTAAGTGTAGTTGTAGTTGTTTCGTCAGCCATTGTTAAAACCTCAATAAATAGAAAGAAAAAATAATTTAGCCTTTCCTCTTCATAGCAGTATAGGCTTCTTTGCCACCGCTATTCCAATTCTCGACCATCCAATCCACCGATTGAGGCTTCGGAGTAGAGCCACCTGTATTGCCCATGCTTCCTGCACCGCCGCCAGAGGCGCGCACAAAGTGTGGGTTAACAGTTAAAAATTCTGTAACCATCTCATCGACAGATAACAGATCACCCTTATCATTGTAACGTGGTGTTCCGTTATTATCTACAATCTCGACTGCCCCATCATCATTTAGCCGAGTACTACCTTTCAAGAGTTGAGTTACTTGCGCTGTATCAACCGCATTATTCCGACTAGCCGCACTGGTTAACTGTCCATCAATTAACGTCTCTTGCAATCTAGACTTGTAACTGTTGATAACTGCATCTTTCTTTTCGACAGTATTCTTCAAAATAGAATCAAACTCTCCGCGCTGTTTCTGTTGCTCAATCTCAGCTTGTTCCTTTTGAGTAAGTAACTCTTTGGCTTCATCTAAGTTGATGCCACCAAGTCGCTTATCAAACTTGCGCTGTTCTCTAGCAATCCGATCAGCTACGATTCGGTCTAGTTCTTCTTGTGAAAATGTCTTTGCCTGAGTTTCTACTGCCGCTGTCTCAGTTTCAGCTTCTATGGTTTCCATGATTGTATCGCTCATGTTGCGTGCCTCACTAGGAGTAGTTGGTGAATCGTTAGTTTAACACAAGTTATTTCTTTGTCTTGCGTTTCTTTTTACGTGGTCTTCCGACCTTGCTTCCGTATGTTCCTGCGCCTTTTGGCATTATGTCTGCTCCTTAAATTTAACTGGTCGCCATCTATGTCGGCAGTTATAGCCACCTTTGTTTATGAATGGATTAGAGCCACTTTTGCCTGCCCATTCGCCTTGCCAAATTTCTTTCATTTCGTCAATCGTGTAAACCTTATCCACGTGCCTTTGGCAAAACCCTCTAGTTACTTCATCATTAGAGCCTAAATAAATAAACTTTTCTGCGCCTGAATCTAAAGCAATCTTAGCATTAATAGCCGCATCAAATTGCGTTAATGAATCATGTATCTGCTGTTTGACGTATCTTGCCATTTCCGTGCCAACTATTGCCTGAACAGCAGTAACACTTTGGGCAAAAGTAGCACCTGTTAATGTGCTTTCATAAACTTGCTTAGCCAAAACATCTAAATATTCAACGCCTAAATCTTCCATACCTTGAAACGTCATTTGTTGTAACTGATTAACTACAGATTTATCAATTGCAACAACGTCTGAATAAGTGCCTAACATATCTACTGCGCCATCTGCTACCTGACCATAATCTCTTATAACACTATCAACTTGCGTTAAATATTCTTCTGATATTGCCTGACGTAATTCTGTTCTTGCATTTAATGCCCATTCCAAATCAAACAACTCACCATCTTTTAACGGTGCTGATGCCATTAAATCAGTTACTCTTTTTTCTAAAGTAACAAGAGATTCAGCTAATCTTTCTTCATGCCTATCAGCTAACCTATCAACAATATTGAAATGGTCAGTATCAGCCGCCATTGGTTATCTCATCTGCAAAGTTACCAATGCGCTGTGAACCTGAATCGATCTCATTATGTGCTTTAGCAAGCATATCGTCATCAAGTAATAGATCGGCAATTTTCTTGTCTATCTCTTTCCCTAATGTTTCAGACTTAACGCCAGTTGCTCGCATTTGCTGTAAGAATACTAATTCTTTATCGTAATCTCTAAGATCAAACGCATCGGGATAAAATACTTCAACATCATTGGTTACTTGTTGCCACTGGCAAAATAAGTCAAATATTTGTTCTTCTGCTAATTCTAATAAATCTGCTTTCTCAGCAAGTTTAGCATTCAAAATTTGAAACTCTGTCTGCATAGCTACGCCTGATTGTGTCATTGCCTCTGTGCCGCGTACTGCTCCCATGTGAGCCATGCGGTTAATAGCTTCAACTTTATCCTTAATTGACTTCATAACAGCATCTAAATTAGCTCCTGATGGTTGCATCTGGTATGGCTTTAGGTTGCCATCCATATCATCAGGTAAGTTAATCACTGCTCCAGCACCAGCACTAGCATCTGTATCAAACGTCTTAACCAGTGTTGGGTGATTACTGATACGAATCAACTGCTCTACTTCTGATAGCTCTTGGTAGATGGCTCGTTGCATATAAGATACATCTGATATATCGCTTGTCCCAATACCACGTATTGGTGATCTTTGTGCGGGTAAGAAAACAGCAGGTATTTTACCCAATGCGTTATCAATAGTTTCTATTTTCTTTTCGCCATCGGTAGTGCCTTTCCATGTTTCAATAGTATCTTCACGCCATACACGATAATAAACTTCTGTTTCTACATCATCTACACGATCAACTGATTCACGAACCTTCAAATAAACTAATTTGAATCTTCCGCTTGC